GCCAAAAAGCCGGGCGGCAAGGGACAAGTTTTTCTCCCACGAAATGGCCTCGTCTTTTAGAGTGGTCACCACTAGGCCACATGGGACCACTCCTTCTTCCAGAATTTTACCAATTTTCTGGATATCTTGCCACAGGGCGGGGTGTATCATCACACTCTTACGATCTTCGCTAATCTTGATCAGCTTATTTTTCTGCGTCAAAAATGGCGCCCCAGCGGATGTATTCAGCTTGACCGAGTTAACCCAAGTCCCGTCAATGCCTAGAATGGTTTCCAAGTCAGTTAGGGGGCGCACTTGATCCCGTCCGATCATCTGGGGGAAGGGGCGTATGTAGTCCTGGACCGCTATCTCCAGCAAACGCTCATTCATGTACCCATTGGTCCTTTTCTTCAAATTCGTGACGAAAGGATCGCACCACTTTCCGGCGCGCATCTCTCCAGAAAACACAGGGGCCTCATAGTACTTCTCCCTACCAGTCCATGCGATTTCTTCCTCCTTGAAATCGGCAGCAAATCTCGTTCGCACCACCTTTGATTTCATCTTGCTTGTTGTAAGTGGAAATTTCAGGCTCCCGGGAGAAAACACGGGAACCTTCATTTCCGCGGCAGCAACCCACAAAGAGGATTTTACCGGGAGAGGTACCAACTCCTGAGCTGCAGTCGTGCCCGGTCTCTGAAGAAATTCCAAGTCAACCTTGAGTGGGGCATTTCTACTCATAGGCAACACATTTGCCAAGGTAGCCACAGCTTTGCCAATCTCGTCTTGAAGAATGACCTCCACTCGCCTCTTGTAAACTTCGGGTCCGCCAGCACTATACCCGTTCTTTCCGACATGTACTCCCATGACTGCCACGAAAGAGCCACATCGTCCCGCCACGGGAGTTCCGCAATCACCATCTTCAGACTCGTACGTGGCCTCCAGGCACACACCAAGGCGCTGAGTACCGGGGTTGATATCGGCTGGGATCAACTTACCTGCCGAAGTGTGACGGCGCACATCGTCCGCACTCCGAATGGCCCGGACCTCATCAAACACAGAAACCGCAGATTTCAAGCCCGAGGCCGGAAACAAATCTGTCAAATCAGGAAACGAGGGCGGAACCTCCTGCACGTACAACACAACGGCATCCTTATACGGAATAGCGACTCCGGTAATCGAAACTGCCGGTCGCGACGCAAAAACGGCCCTACTCGTAACCTTTGTGCCTCCCTGGATTTCGATCTCGTAAGGCGCGTCGGCGGGCAAGGTAGTCCGGCTATCATCGGCTTCTTTCGTAAACAAATGCCGCACCGTCACTAGGTAATTTGCCTTGATAAAGAAACCCTCCATCACTCGATTGCCACACGAAAGCTTAACCAAATTCTTACGCATCATCGCAGTCAGCCCTTCCATTGTCATGGTAGGACTTCGCGGGGATACGCACAGCGGCATCTGAGTGATCTGAACGCGATTCCAATCCGTACCTGGTTTAAACGCGAAGGCCTCACGCGAGGGTTGAGACGGATCATAGCCTTCTACCACTGACCCTTGGGCAAAGACCAAGCCAAAGACTGATTCCACCGTCTTGAGGGCCAAGAAAACTCCTCCCGTCGCAAAGGCCAGATCCTTCAACACGATATACATCTTCGAATCGTACAGCCCGAAAGAAGCGTGGCGACGCATCTTATCGTCAAGAATGTCCTCAATCGTTTCCTCAGCAACCGCGTCTCTGTTCATCACCATAAACAAAAACGCGCTTAGGGAAGTCCATCCCATAGCACGGGCAAAACCGCCTTCCTTAACCGATGTTACCAATACCGGTTTTCTCTTCCACGCTTTTGCTGGGACTAGGACAGGAGCTGGGACGCCCAAAATAGGTGAAGCATCTAGATCAACAAACTCAGCTTCACAAGGAGCCTCACCATGCACACCTAGACACTGGGCACACGCAGCTACCATGTCGCGTGGCACCATTCGCAGCCGCTGCTGGTCCACATATTTCTCGAACCGATGACCCACCGAGGTCAACAAACTCGCCACATTTGTGAATTTCTTCACTGGGGCAAAAGGCTTCGTGTCGTACGGTAGCTCCTTATTCCACGCAGCGCCATGGAACTTAGATACTGTGATCTCCCAGTAATCATCAGATCCATCGAGAAGCTTCTCGTCGAGACGACCAGTCGCAGGGTCGGCAAATTGGGGCTTAACGGCCATCTCCAACATCAAATGAAAACGCCGCCAGAACGTCATCGGCTCCAGAGTGAATCCTTTCAGACGGGCGTGCTCAAAGTTGGTACAGTAAACGCCCACCTGGTAATTCGCAAAGACCTTTCCCTTATCGTCTACGGCTGCTTGCTCTAACTGCGTTGGCTTAGAGTTCATCAAACTACACGTTAGACTAACGTGCGTCGGTTGCCCTTGTGAGAGCGAACCAACACCTTGGTCGGGGTCGTCCATGACTAAAAACCACTGGGAAGAAGTCGCACCGTCCATGAAATTTTGACCTGGAACCACCAGATACATTCCTTCGGGAGACGTCGTCAACTCCATACGCTTCCCAAAAACTTGGTATAACTTCTGAATGAATTCTGTTTTGCCCACACCTGGAACTCCTACAATGAAAATGCCAAAAGGCGCCATTCGGAACTCGGCATTGCTGGCCGTATTCTTGATGCCAGAGATCGCCGCCTTGATCTTCTCCTTCAGGCGAGCAAAGCCTTGGGCAACCACGACTTGGTCCTTCTCCTTGCTGGCCCGGGTCAAAACCTCCTGTACATCCACCAGCAGGTCCTCCAAACGCTCGCAACGCTGGGGCTCAGTCAGCGGAACAAAAATACCAGGGGGGTAATCTCCGTTGCGCAATCGCTCCTTGAAGGCTGTTCCCACTTTCCCGGGAGCCATGCGCAATGCAACGTCGTTCAAAAGAACATCAGCCAATCGCTCCAACTCCTGGGGTGTCTTATATGAACTGAAAATCAAGGTTATGTCCCGCGCCTCAACTGCTTGCTTCACACGCGCTAAAGTCACGCTTACGAAACGAAACCCATACATGATCAGATTGTCCATCTTGTAATCCTTGGACAAGCACTTCTCCAAGTTGTGTTTCATCGCTAAAACTGACTTGGGAGTTCCAAGTAGTCCCGAGGACGCCAAGACTGTTGAAATAGAAAACATGGAGATAAGATCTCGCAGTGCTAATCCAATATCTGATTTGATCAGATCGCCCAAAGGCGTGAGGATATTCTTGCTCAAGAAATCTGGAATGCTGACGTCTTCAAACAACTCAGTCGACTGTTTCGACATATCTTTCACCACAGCAGAAACTTTCTGCTTGGCATCACGAATACGTCCATTCATCGTCTGGGGAGTCATATCCATAGGCTCCGCATCTAGCGGCTCTTCAGGTCCCTCAAGTTTCCCCTCTTTCTTTGTTACAACACGTCGCGCTTTCCCATTGAACAGGTTTTTCGCCTGCTCGAGAAGGTACGTAGCAAACTCCTTATTAAAGGGAATTACGTGCTGCACAATGAAGTTAGTCAAAAGAGCTATGATGTTCGTGGCTGACGGACACTCTCGAACCGACACCAGAATAGTCGCTAGGTGAACAAAAACTTTCACTGGGGTTTCCACCGATGACAAATCCGGAAACAAGTCGGAAAGCGACGGGATCAGTTCAAGGAGACATTTCTTAGCCAAATCCTTATCTACACTAATCGTGTGGCTTCCCAACGGGGTTTGAACCGGTAAGTTCACCGTAGCGGGGCGCGGGGGGGGGGGAACTTCTTCCGGCATCGCCATGCGAGAAGCGTTATTTCCCTCCAATCTGCTAACAACGCGGACCCATTCCTTACCAAGAGGAGCGGGTTCAACAATGTCAATCGGAGGCAACTCGACAACGCGGGGCACCAGCTTGCGCTCCACCTTACGAACTGCAGGGCGTGGCGGGATTGGGGGAGCTCGCTGAGGCACAAGATTAGCTGCCATGAAAGACATCTTCAACTCGGGGATGGCGTCCAAATCCTTATAAGAAACTCTATCTTTGGCATAATCTTGTTTGGGCCGGGCACACGAACGGGCAGTGGCTAAAAACCACTCACTGGCTTGGCGCCGGGCCTCATGCGTTTTGGCCGAACGGAACCTGGCAAATAAATCGCGCAGATTGCGAACAACATTGGGATCCTTCACGTTGAGGAGAAACTTTTCCAGATCCTCCTCGTCAAAAACAGCTCCCAGCGGGGTACTCAGCGAGTAACGCGCTTTCGGAGAATCGCTGTCCGACGGGACAAAAAATTCTCCAAGCGTGGGTGTCACGACTTTATTCTCACGAAAGCTCATTGAGTGCTTGAACATAGTTGCGTTATCAATAACGCGCTTGATTTCTTTGTCATTGGCTGTATTGAAAAATTTCTCTCCGTGCTCCAAGAGGAGGGCGGCATTAGAAACAACTTGTTCAGTCTTCTTCGCTGAGCGTTCGAGAGACATCTTGCGTGCTCGCAACTCGGCCAAAGCCACTGAAGTCTTAGACAGAAGAACTTTTTCCGCTCGCAGCGCGGAATCTTTCTTTTCACGATTCTTCTCAGCCAGAGCTTTCTCTTGCTCTGCTCGCTGAGCAACGATCGTGCTCTTCATCATCTTGCCTTTAGCAAGAAGAGCGCGCTTCCTTTCAGCGCGCTCTTTCTCAGCCTCTACGGCAGCTTTATCATCAATAGCAGCAATTGCCGCATCAAATGACAAGTCGATGTCCCCTCCGAACACTGTAAAAGTGTCCGAAGAGGCATCCAAAGAGAACTCATCTCCGAAATCTTCGTCGTCTACAACGCGCGAAACCTCTGTAAATAATTTCGAGGATTGGCGTTTTGGTTCCACATTGGGAACATCTACATCACTAAATGAAGAACTCATTGGTAATATAGGGTCAGCTGAAATAAAGTCCTGTGTAGCAACGCTCTCCCGGAC